ATTAGTATTTGAGCCATTGCGCCGTCCATCGTGTAAGTCCCTTTCTTCATGTGCTTAGTGTCTTTAGTCACTACTAAGTCGTAAACCTTTTTAGGGTCTAATTTAACTGCTACCTTTTTAACAGGTGCTTTCTTTTCTGTTACTTTCTTTGCCATTGTTGTATGATTTATGTTTATGTAAATCTAATAAAAAATAAGCAAAAAAAAGCCGTACACATAATGCACGGCTTTTTCCACTTATAAAATAAACAACTATGAAAACTTATTATGGAGTTTCTAGTGCAGCTTTTGCAGTTGCGAAAGTACCTTTCACGAAAGCTGTTCGATCATTGTTCTCAACGTAACATACAGCTCTTACTTCAGCTCTAATTGTTTTGTAGTTCTTAACAAAGTTATCAGCATTGTAACCTACTTCTATTGTCACACCTTGCTTAAAATCAACAGATGCTTTTGTAAAGTCACCCATTAAGAAATCACCTTGTGTAATCAAAGTAGACTTAACAACTGGTATACCATCGAAAGAAAGTGTCCCTGCAATCATTTGTAACCTTTCAACATAACGCTTATCAGTACTTGACATTTTAGTAAGTAGTAAGCTAGTTACATCGCTAGGGTGCATCATGATAGCTGTTGCCATATCTTGATTTGCAATCTCGATTTGATTAGATGCTACTTGTAAAACATCAACTTCGTTTGCATTGTCAACAGTTGCAGCGAAAACGCCAGCAGCGAAAACAGGAGAAACAGTAGCGACACCGTTCAAGTTAGGTGAAACACCGTCACCGTCATAAACTCCACTTTCTAAAGCTTTGTTCAATTCAGTTGTTAACTTGTTGTTAATCAATGTTTGCATTTGCTCAACATCGTCTAACATTTCATCAGTTACAGTAATGTAAGCTGTGATCTTCTCAACTTTTTGAGAACCTAAAATAATCTCGAAGTCAATTTGATTCTTTATTAATCCCTCACCAGTTGAACCAGCAGCACCTTCTTCGTTTGCCACATACATCCATTCCTTCAAGTTAGAACCAATAGAACCGATAGTAACCAAGTCCATTAATTTGATAGTTCTTGACTTAATATCACCAATAATTGGGTTTCTGTCAGCTTGTGGAATTTGTCCTGTTGTGTTACCAGCTAAAGACATATCACCTACAGCTTTCAATGTCATCTTAACATTATCAGCACTGTTAGTAGAACCTTTCAACTTTTTTAACGCTTCTTTGTTATCAGCTAACAATTTGTTCAATGGAACTTCTTTGATAGAGTCAGACTTTGCGATCTTCTTTAAATAAGAACCTTGCTCTTTAAGAACAGTTTGTAAAGCAACGAATTGCTTGTTCATTGTGTCGCTCAATTCAGTTTTTAAAGCTTCTACTGATTCAGTGCTTGCTTTTTCTTCAATAGCTTTTTCAATAGCTACTTTTGACGCTTCGTTGTACTCATTGTACAACCCTGCTTGTGCTTCTGCATCTAATGTAGAAATATCTTCTACTTTCTTAGATACTAAAAATTCTTTAAAATTCATTTTGTTTGTGCCCCTTTCAAGGTCTTTGTTAGTTAATTACTGTTATTTACTCATTATTTCGTAAAACGACGGCTTTTTAACTGTTCCAGTGTCTTTCGACGGCTGCTTCTGCTTGAAAGTGTCAACATACTGCTTACAAAGATTAGAAAAAATTTCTTTATTCTCGATGTTTTTACCTAAATAGTCGAACATTTTTGTTACTTCGTCGACGTTTTTTATGCTTTTATTGTTGTCAAATATCCCTGTTAAGTCGTTTGAACCTTGCAAAACTGCGCTTACTTCCTTGAGTTTAGCCTCTTGTACTGCAAAAAAGTAACCTTGTTGCTCTACTTTATCAGCGTTACCTATTTGCGGTAAGTACTTCCTGTAAAGTGCATACGCTTCCTTGTCGTCTTGGTTATCAATAGCAAGATCAATCTTAACGTAATACATTCCTACGCTGTGTTGGTTAATCTCATGGTTCTTATACTCATTGAAAACGCTTTCATTCTTAGCCTTTGTAATTTCAGCATCTATAAGCAAAGCCATTGTATCAAGTGGAGAATTATAACCGTAGTATAAAAACCGTCCTTCCTGCTCGTAAGCCTTTAACGACTTACCAATCTTAGCAGTTACTTCAAATTTATGATCATGTAATAAGAACGGGTCTGCGTTTTCCTGTAGTGATTTTTTAAACACATTGCTTAAATGAACGTCATCGTGGCTATCCATGTAGTTATAAGTGTTCGCTATGATTGTACGATAAACAGCGTCGTCAGTGTCAAGTGGTAAATTCCTTTCCATTAAGGCTTTATTAGGCTCGTCATCTTTTAGCTTGCCTAAAATAGGACTTAACACAGGGCTATCGGTAAACTTTACAGCTCCCTTTTTTAATAATAACGCCTCTTGTTTGTCTCTTGTTACTTGCTTGATGGCTGAATTTCTTTTATCGCTCATTTCTTTATCAGTTTTTTATCGTTTAACGTCTTCTTTTTATCGTCCAACATCTTTTTAATGTCGGTTAACTGCTTTCCTTTTATAGTTTTAGGCTTCGTTTCCATCTTCTTCTGTTGTTGTTGGTGCTGTTTCTTCTGTTGTGGTTTGTAGTTCTTCCACTCGTTCTGGGTCTAATTCAATATGATAGTCTTTACCTGACACCATGTTAATGTGATTTAAGCAATCCTTTTGAAACTGGTTTAAAAATAGTTCAACGTTTGGCATCACTGCACCAGTATAAAAGACCCTATCAGCTTCTACATAATTAGCGTATTGGCTTGACTGATAATCGCCAAATTTTTGAGAGGGTAAATTCAACGCCCTGCATAATGAACGAATGTGAGGCAATTGCATTTCAATTACTTTCATGTCGTTAGCGTTCATACCTAACTGTGTGAAATCAACAGCCTGTTCTACTACCTCAACCTTATTAAACTTTTCAGCACCACCAGTAAGACCTACAAACGCCTTTCTTACTACCTCCATAACACCTTTCGAGAAACCAAGTGCGCCAGCATCACCGCTTGAAGCTTTTGGACTAAGCAAACCACTAATACCTCTATTCTCAAGCATTGCTTTTTCGGCTGTTGCTCTGTTGTTTGAGGCGTTAACAACCTCCCAGACAGCCTGTAACGGGCTTAACCCTAGTTGATTGTCTTGTAGTGTTGACGGGTCGTAGTATTCTAATGTGATTAATTCAGAAGGAAAGTATTTATAACTCTTTACCCCGTCATTGAACGTGTAAAAAGGTGCTGTTTCAAAATATCCGACCCTTTCTTGTGACGGTGTAACTGCCTGAGTTGGTAACGCCCAAAGCTCAGTGGTTTCAAGTCCTATAGATTCCGATTCCTTTAAAACGTGTGACTTACCATGAAGAAACAAGTTAACAAATAGTTGATACATTGCCTCGTTCTTTCCTTGCTTAGTATTCCAATTACCAAAGTAAAGTTTATAAACAGGATCATTAATATCAGTCACAATATTGTCACCATCCATTAACACTGTAGGAAATACAGAACAAGCCCTAGCAAGTGTCGAAACACACGCATAAACTAATTCATTTCCTAGAAAACCCTCTTTAACTATTTCGTCAGCTGTTGCTCGGTTGAAATTATAAGCTGTGTTGACGTTCCACCAATCAGGAACAATATTTTTTTTAGTACTGAATACACTCATGCCTATAAAAGTAATATAAATTTTTAAGAGTTTTTGTACCTATAAAATTTTTCCGTATAACGTAAAGGGTCGAGTAAGTGGTTTTCGCTATCAATTGGAACTTCTCCCGTCTTATCAAGCCAAACATAATTACTTAGCTCTCGAATTAAATTGAGGCTGCTAGGGGTTACTTTAAACGTCCAATTTTGGAGGTGTCTAATTCCAATAACAATTTTCTCTTTACCTAGTCCCATAACATTGAAACCGTCATTTTTAATACCTCTTATTTGTGTAGGGTCTGCACTATCAGCTAAAATAAGGCTATCCTTGTTGGGTATCTTAGCGTTTAGTAGTGTGATAATGTCATTAGGTGATAAGTTAGTCTTGTATATTTCTTCATGTAGGTAAATGGTCATAGTTGATTTATCAAACGCAACCTTTAACAGTGTAAACGGGTCTTTAAATCCGAAATCAATACCGTACATTATAGGTAATGTTTCGTCAAATTCACCTATTGACCAATTGTTGTAGATACTGCCTTCAATTTGTCCTTTTTTTCCTAATCCGTAAACCCTCCACCAGTTATACCAATGTCCGATAGTATCGTTTGCTACTTCCTCATCATGCTTTTTCTTACCCTCTTTAAACTCTGTTATTTGCGAAGGTGAAAGGTTTTCTAAGTTATCAAGGAAGGTACTATTCAAAACTATAGCGTTATCCCTTGCGCTGACTCCCTCAGTATCTACCCAAAAATCAACGCTAGGATTATAATCGATAAAAACCGTTTCAGTGGTACGTTGTATAAGCTGGTGTATGACTTTCCACTTCATGTTGTTTGCTTCATTAATGAAAAGAATATCCCTTTGTGCTCCTAATATACCTCCTATCTTGTCAGCACCTATAAACCTAACAGTAGTTTCGCCTAATGTGTACGTGTACGGCGTTTTAATCTTTACCTCATCTAAGTTTTCACCTTCACCTTGTAGAATCAAATCAAAGTCAGTAATAGCACCATCCCTAAGATGTGGAATACTAAT